CATCTGAGCCAGTTGAGGGAATGTATCGGGATGAGCTACCCAGACGGCCCTCGCCAGGCTCTGCGGTAGCATTCGGCTGTACATCTTGACGAGGTTCTGGTATTCAATCGTGGTGGCTGCCTGGCCTGTTTCCTTGGCCTGGGTAACGAGTGCTGCGGCGTTGATTATTCCCTGGGGCTGCCCTGAGCCCGTGCCGTTGACGAAAGCCGCGTCCTCAAAGTAAGAAATGGCCTGCGGAAATAACTGGCCGATTAGGGCCTCAATGCCCACCGCTCCATCTGCGAGGAGCTCGTTGGATGCTACGGTGTACGCCGTTAGTTTGTATGGATTGATAACCACCTGGCCGAATGACGGCTGGTTGGTGCTGCTCGATACGGTGCCAGCCTCGTTGACCCAGCTTCCCGAAATGCCGCCGAATACGTTGGAGGCGTGGGAGGTGTCTCTAATGGCAGGGATTCGGAGGGTGGCTCCGCCCATCGGGATGACGGTTGCCCGCGGTCGTACCACGGCCGCCTCCAGGCTCAGTCGCATAACCTCGGCCCTGAACTCCTCTGGCACCAATGCGCCGCCGTCTCCGAGTACGGACTCGCTCATATCCTTGATACGGCCTTTCTGGCCAGTTCGATAGTAGTTGTGGAGTTCAGCTGCCCAGGAGCCAAAACTTTCCCAGGGCTCGTCGTAGTTACCAGCGGCCTTCGGATTAACGTCATGGGCCTTGCGGAATCCTCCGCTGCGGGGCATGGGTGCCCCTGGCCCCTTGGCAGTCTCATCCGACATGGGAGGACGGCCAGACTGTTGAGTGAAACCCTTCTCCTCCAGGATGCTCCGTAACTCCGTCGCTACGTTCTCACGGCGTTGTTCCTCCACGGCTGGGTCGGCCTGGTGAGCAGCTGCGGCATAGTCCACGATGAATTTCTGGGCCGCCTCTGGTCCTCCGCCGAATGCCGATTTTACCGACTCCTCGGTCCTTAGAAATTCCATTAAATCTTCGGGGTTATTCGGGGTCAAAACTTTATCGGTCATTAGTAAGCATCCTCCAAATATAATCTCTCTGGATTGCCTCGGCCGTTGGTTCGGCCTGGGGCTCTGGGGTCATCCTGGCAGCAAGATGATTTATCTCGCTTTTTAAATCTGCGAACTGTGTTATCAGGTCGCCTCGTATTCTGTCGGAGAGTCGCTCGATGAGGGCCTCCATTAACGGGCCATTCGGCCCTTCAGCCGCGAGCTTCGCCTCGGGCATATCTCGGAGAACGTCGCCCATGACCTCGACGAGGACTGGGTGGTTTGTCATACTCTTCAGCATCTGGAGGGCCCTGGCATTGCTTGGAACCGTGACCTGGCTGACCTCCAAGAGCTCCTGGCCGCGGAACTCAAAGCCGCCGTCCGAGCCTTTCCCCAGCCGCTCCGCCTTCGTCATATCAGGGATGAACCCCACGGAGAAAGCGGCATCGCCTTTTTGGGCCAGGTTGTACGCCCAGTCTGCCGTAGCGTTGCCCTCGCCCACGTAGTAACGGGCGACACCTATAAGCTGTTTTCCCTTGACCTCCATGTCGTCCCAGGTGCCGAGTTGGGCGGTCAGGTCATCATAGCGGTGGCTGGCAATTAACATCGGGTGGTCAGCGAAATTGTCCAGGTTCCAGCCGTTCTGGCGGATGATGTCGCCGTCTCTGTCCATGTCTTCGGTTGAGACAATAGCAGAAACCCGCCCCAGGGCAGCGTCCTCGATTTTAATCTCTGGCCTGATTAGTTTCCTTTTGAGAATCCCTGTCGGCATTATTGCCTCCCAAAAAAAAGAACCCGCCGCAGTTCGGTCAACTGCGAGTCGGGCCCTGTAGCCTCACGAATGGCTCTGGCGGCTGTGCGCTCTGGCCAGTCTATATATTCGGTTTTGTTAAGAATAGCCAGCGGAGTGGTTGGTGTCAATCCCTCCACTGTTACCCTGGAACCTAACCTCCGACTTACATATAGGGCTGTCGGAGGTTAGGTTGGGCTGTAAGATGTGAGGTTGGTTGTTACCGCTGCCCTGGAACCTAACCTCCGACGGGCCTTTTCTATAGGCGGAGGTGAGGTTGGATGTGCCTGACAGTTGTTTTGAAATTACCTCTATAAACTGTTGACAATAGGCTATGGCCTATGCTATTGTATAGCTAACAAAGCTAAGGAGGCACCCATGACATACAAGAGCTACAGCGCCAAGCAGACCGCCAAAGGCCACAACCCAATGACCAAGGCCGAGTGGGACCAGCTCTTCGCCGACGCCGCCGAGCTGGAAGCCTCCAAGGCATGGTACGCCCAGGACCGAATCAACCACCCCGAGGCATACTAGTCCCCGTCCTGATGAGGCTGGGTGGCTCCCAGCCGAAACGGCCCGAGAGTCGGCGGAAGCCAAAACAGAGGAGGGACCACAATGGCTAATACCTGGACAGAAGTCAACAAATACCCCACCTGCGATTATTGCCCAGCTGACGCAACATACGACACTAAGACCCGTCATGGTGGCTGGGCATATTGTTGTCAGAGGCACTGGGGAATGCACGGCCACGGTGGCGGTATGCTGGGCGAGGGCATCGGGCAGCGGCTGTATCTCAACAGGGAGAGGGCTACAAGGAAGGATGCCCTCCAACAGCGAGAGAGCATCCGCAAGGCGCGGGAGAGCATCCGCCAGATGATGAGCCCTGACAAATCTGACGATGCGGTGAGCAGCGGCTACAGTTCGTACTAGCCCCCAGGGGAGCCAGCCCGCCTTCGGGTGGGCCGTAAGCCACGGCCTGGCGGCAAGTCCAGGCAGGGGTAAAAAAGGAGGGCAATATGCTCAACGAGAACAGAACCATCAGGCTGGAGCCCAGAACCGATGAGCCGTCCTGGAGGGGACATGAGGACAAGCCGAAGGCGGCCATCAAGGTCACGATACGGAAGAAGACCTTTGTGGACATGAAGGACGGGGAACCCCACCCTCATCCCCACTGGCGGATTGATTGCGACGGCCTCCCGACCAGCGGCCAGGGAACAATGATACCCAACTTCAACCTGTTCAAGGATGCCAGGGTGTCGCCCGATGCCCTGGAGGTCGGGAAGACTTACGAGATAACGGGAGAGCTCGTCAGGAATGACCGCTTCTATAACATCGACTCCGTGCTCCGAGAGGTCGTCAACGCAGCCCCTGGGGTCGCTGGAGTGCCAAAGGACTGGACCCGTGAATATATGCTCAACGCCTGCATGGCCGCAGCGGCAACCATTACGGCCTCCCTCCATGCCACCGAGGAGGGCATCGCTGAAGACTTGGTTGAGTACAACATGGAATGCTCCGCCAAGACGTTTGATTACATTTACCGCCAGGTGCTGGCAACTCGGACATGGCAGGAAGACCACCCCACCGACGTTTAATGCTCGCAGGCAGTTACCTACCAGGAGGGGCGCTTCGGCGCCTCTCCGTGCGTCTGGGCACATCTCCAGCCCCGCTGGTTGCTGGGCCAGATACGGCGCCCGCAGGGGACGATGAGCGTGTCGGCGAGAATCGGGAGAAGTTTGGGCGAACTTTGGGCGAAGTTAGGAGAACCGAGGCAAGAAAACGAGTTTTTATTTTGCTCTTCTTTTTGCCCTTTTGCCTATTGACAATAGGATAGTCGCTCTGATAAAGTAGAGCCAATCTAACCCCGAGGAGGCAACCATGACGAACTCAACGACGGCGACCCCCTGGCTCGATGGCCAGGCCATATCCCTCCCCTGCCACGAGTGCGGCGGCCAAATGGTCGGCACTGGCTCGATAGCTACTGGGGACATTCTCCCCAATGGCTACACCCCAGCCGCTGGGGAGCTCCTCCGAATCGACTTCATCAAGTGCCCAGACTGCGGGGACGCCCAAGAATCCTAGCAGTCCTCGCCCTGAAGAGCCTGGGTAGCTCCCAGGCGAAACGGTCGGACCGTCGGCGAAAGCTAAAACAGAGGAGGAACCACGATGAACCAAGCGAGCAACAGGCAAGCCACCAGGTCTTACCCGAACAGGTACGACGACAACTGTAACGAGTGCGGAATTGGCGTCTGGGCATTTGAGGGGCAGATTACATTCCTGCATTCGACGCGGCGGTGGATAACGCATTGCAACGAAGGCGAATGCCCGATGGTGGAAACGAGCGCCTGGATTACTGCAAACAACGGCGAGCAGGTTGCCGCCATTATGGTCGCGTATAATTTCGGCACGGAGTCGGCTACTACAGCGGGCAAACGAATGATGACGAGCGAAATCCGACAATTGCTCGGGCTGCCCAAAACCATGGAGCCGAAGGCCAGCAAGCCGCAGGTCCGATGGGAAGACGAGCTCGGCGTAACAATGACGCCCGAGCAGTACATCAGGACGGCAGGGCGCCGAGCCGCCAACCCATACGTTGCCGACCTAATCGCAGCGGAGGCAGCTGGTGGGCATTGTGACCTCCCTCGGTGGGGCGTAGCAATGGACATCGAGCGGATGGTAAACGCCGACGTTCTACTCTGCCCCAATGGACATAAGGCATTCAAAAAGGGGCACGGCCTCTGGGTCTGCTCTGAGTGCCGAAAAGCCAAAATGCCTGGCGATGTCTGGGCAAAAGCCAACGACTAATCCTCGCCCCATAGCTGAACAACAGAGGAGGCGCTTCGGCGCCTCTTCTTCGTTCAGGACGAGTTTTAGTATTTCTCTATAAAACCCTTGACAATAGAATAGTTGCACTGCTATAGTTACCTCATCAACCAGTGAGGAGATAGAAAATGAACCAGGAGATACAGGCAGCCATGGCAGAAATCAAAGAGGTCAAGAAGGCAGCGGGCGCAAGGAAACGAGCAGAGGGCACCGCCGTCAAGAACGCACTCAAGGCCGCAGGCTACACGGTAACAAGGGTAGGCCACGGAACAGGAACAGGGAGCGGATGGCTCGACGTTGAGGTCGATGCCAGCAAGCCCGCCAACTGCCAGTGCGCCATAACCCCTCGGAACATGGGGCGCTGCCAGAATTGCGGCAACGTATGGTCAGAGGTTCGCACCAACGTCTTAGCCCTGGCGCAACAAGTAACTGGACGAACTGGCCAATACCACGGGAACATTCAAGCCAGCGTAGCGCTGACCAGAAAATACACCTAAACTCCGCCCTGATGATGGGAGGGGTGGCCCCCCTCCCGAAACTGAGAGGTAGGCGGAAGCCAACAAAATAGAGGAGGCGACAGGATGAAAGTAGAAATGACCACCACGGACATGAGACTGATAGCCAGCCTGCTCCATAACGAAGTGACCAGCCTGGGCGGACGGCCCTCCACTGACCACATTGCACGGCATCAGGATAAAGTCCTACAGAATATACTCGCCCAGCTGCCAGCCACGGAAGAGGCATTCCGTTGCTCCTGCGATTACTGCCGAGAGGCAAGATAGAACGAAGCCAACGGCTAAACCCTCGCCCTATAGTTGGATACCAGGAGAGGCGCTTCGGCGCCTCTTCTTACGTTTGGGAGCGTCTCACGCGGCGCTATGGACCAGGGCCCCAGCCACAAATTCCTTCTTGCATTTACGGCACCATTCGGGCGTCCCCTCGGGATGGTGCTTCGCGACCTGGCTGTTGCAGGTCGGGCACCGAACCTCGTCAACAATAGCCCGAGGACGAAGCCCCGCTTCGTGGACGGCACTGGTGCGATACTCCACCACGCACCGACAATTAGGGTGCTGCGGCACCGTCTCCACCTGGCTGGTGAATATCTCGGCAATTGGAATCCAGCCCTGGTCCTGGTTGGCTATACATTCGTCTGTCTCCTCTCCATCGCCCTGGGTGAGCCACCGCTTCTGGTCTCGGTTCTTAGATACGGCCGCCTTCAGTCCGCCCTCTCCGAGAGCCTTCGCCGTTTCGGTGCGGGCTATCGTGCTGGCCTTTGCAGCGGAAAAACTGAAGTCTCTGGTGATAGCCCTGGCGAGGCTCTGGGTGCCCTCTCCGTTGGCTATGGTGCGAGCAGTGAGCTCCCTGACTCGGTGCTTCGTTGTCTCGGTTATGCTGAGGAATTTCCCGTCCTTTGAATAGCCTGGCTTCAGGACTTCAGCCCCTCTGTTCCTGGCGAATTCAACCGCCAGGACGCTGACCATCCCAGGATTTGCCAACGGCACCTCGGCCATAAATGCCAGGGCAAAGGCCCGCTCCAGTTCGGCAATAACCTCTCGGCCGAATTTCGACTCCCAGTTCCAGTCGAAGTTGTCGAGGGCCGTCATCTCCAGCTGTTTGAGTACGGGAGCCTGGCGCCACCCCTTCCCGTCTGCCGCCTCCAGGAGTTCCACCAAAGCCTTCGCCTCCTGGGCCAGTCGTTTCGCCCAGTTCGTTTCCATCAATCGCTGATGGGCCTCTATCTCCTCAGCCAGTGGCGGGGCCTCCTCCGCCTTGAACCATTCGCCCGTCAGCTGCCAGATTCGCCCGTTCTTCCTCTCGGCTGGAGGGGCGCCGAGCCCCATGGGCCCAGGGGCGTCCGTCTTGTAATCGTCCCCACCCTCGTCGGCTTCGTCTAACCCCATCCTTGACCGCGCCTCGTTACGGGTCGCCAGCCCAGCGCCGTATAACTTGGTGGCTTCGTCCAGGTCTTGCACCCTGTTTTCAGGCGTAGGGTCTACGAAATCCAGCTCTAAGTCCTCCCCAAAATACGGTTTCACCAGGCGCTCGTTGACCACCCCGCGGCGCTTGCGGAGCCGTGGGAGAATCACTCTCCTGGAATGGATAACCTCGGCGGCCTCGGCGTTGGCCCTGTTCACATTCTCAGATATGCCGACCATGGCGGGGTGGATACGGAATGCGACCATTATCTGCTCCCGTTCAAACCGCCGCAGCTTCTCAAATTCCATGTCCCTCTGGGTGTATTTTCTCTCCTGCCATTTACCGCCCTCTATGATGGCCACTCGGTGGGCGTTCTGGGCCCCTCTATGCTGGGCCTCCCATCTGCTCGCAAGGTTGTTAAACTGGCGCTCCGAAAGCTCTCGGTCATACTCGATGATGCCGCCAGGCTCGGCGGAGTTTTTGAAGAAATTACTGACCCATTCGGCGGCGTTGCGGTCTATCCCCAGGTCAACGCCCAGGGCCTGGACCGTCCCGATGCCAGCGTATGGATTGCTGGGATGCGGTCGCCTATTCCAGATGATGTCCTCGGTGCCCAGCGCTATGCTCTCTCCTCCAATCTTGTAGATATAGCCCTTGATAAATTCTTCACGGTCAGGGACTGGGGAGATTCGGTCTGGCCGTATTGGCCACATCTCAACGACCTCGCCGAGGGCGTTTCTAACCAGCAACCAGTACTCCTCACCCGTCAATTCGTAATGCTGCGTGGTTGCCTCGATAAAGTCCTCGCGGGTGTAGAATGGGTTAACACTATGCCAGAGCCGATATAGCCGCTGTCCAGCCGACTCAGTGCGGCTCCGTGGCCGCATAGAGGGCTCGACCTCGGTGCGCTCGCCGTTGCCAGTTATTTGGTACACTTTCCACGTGACCGCCGCTACATCCTCTGCTATCAGGTTGATAACGGAAAACAGGGTCGCCGCGCTCGCCATCTTCCCGAGGGCTGCGCCCTTGTTGACCGTGCCCGCGGGGGCCATCAGACTGGAGCCGTAACTGCTCATCTCACCCAGGGGCAGCCGCTCCGCCTGTTTCCCGATTGCGTTCTCCAGTGCTCGTCGAAACATATCACCCCCACTCGGCTAGAAATACCAGGATAGCCCCCGCCACAATCACTCCCGCTCCCCAGTGGATTAGGGCGCCGCAGCCCACGGCCACCATCACCAGGCCCATCACCGAGATGGTATTGCGCCAGCTGACGGCCTGGAGGAGTCTACCCACCGATGAACCTCAGCCCAGGAGAGCCGCCCAGCGGAAACAAATCGCTAACGACCCAGACCAGAGCGTCGAGCCTGTTCGGGCTCCAGTTGTCCCCAGGGAGCCAGGAGGTCAGTTCGTCCTCCAGCTGGTCGAGTTTGCCGATGACGTTCTCCAGTCCCCGCACATGGTACACCCTCCCCTGCTCATACATCGCAGCTATAGGCTCGGCCCTCACGGCCTTGCCTCGGCTGGCCGTAACCTTATCATAGGCCACGTGGGCGTTCAAATACCGAGCGGCGGTCTGTATCACCGCCTCTATCATATCGCCTCCAAAGTTCGACTCCCCGAGGATGCGGTCGGCCTGGTAATCCATAAACGCCGTCACCGCTCGGCGCCCCCATTCCTCTGGGCTGTAGTGGCCTGAAAGGTCTGCGAGGATATAGGCGGAGTCCCCAGCCTTCCCTCCGACGATGATGCCCACCTCGTCATGGCCAGCCCCAGCGCCGCCCGAGGGGTCAATCCCCACCACCAGCCGCTCCAGGTCAGGGAGGTCTCGGTGGTCTATGTAACGGATGTTCTCCCGCAGCCAGAGGGCGCCTGGCACTTCGGTTACGTCCTCGGCGAGTATCTCCTGGCGGATGGCCAGCTGGGTCATGTCCTGGGTGATTGTCTCCAGCGCCGTTCTGCTCAGGTGAGGGTTATCGTGGCTAGTCCAGTGGTAGGCGGCCCAGCGCCCCGTCTCGTCTCTCCTGGCCCGCTCGTACATCTCAGCGGCGTGGCGCGGGTTCCTCGCCTTGCTGATGCTGCGGCTCCGAAGGCTCGGCGGAGTGTAGAGGAACACGGCGTCGCCGTCATTGTCCAGGAGCATCGGGGCGCCGACTAACTCCCAGGCGTCCTCGTCCATCAGCTGCCACTCGTCCAGGATGAGCAGGTCGGCATAATCGCCTCGGAGGGTATCCGAGTTCCAGGCGGTCTTCGCCCGTAGCCTCTGCTCGGTCCCAGGGGTCTCGATGAAATGGCTGGTCTCGTTCTTGTAGTACACCTGGGCCATCAACGGCCCCTCCAGCGCTCGCTTTACTTCAAACCAGTAGCGGCCAATCTGCTCCGCCGTCGGCGCCGCATAGAGCACCCGCCCACCTGCCAGGAATGTCTGAATGCTCAGAGTAGCGGCGGCGGTAGTCTTCGCCCCGCGGCGCCCAGACCTCGCCACCTTGCGCTTCGCCGTGCTCTGGACGAATGCCTCCTGGGCGGGGTGCGGCTGCCTGAGCCGTACCGTATAAACAGAGGATTGAGTGGCTACCATGGCGCCTCCATGCTACTACACTTTTACACTTTTACGGGGAAATAAAAAATAAAAAATACGGGCCCACCAGTCAACCTCCAGCGCTCACATTAAGACCGCCAGCGGCAACACATGAGGAGATGGCGGCCTTAATATCGGGCAACCGCCTGCGGGATTCGTCGGCCGTCCAGTCACCAGCACCTCCGAAACCCCTCCATCGTACAGCTGCGAAATCCGCCCATCATCGGCGCCCGCGGGCTCATATATCATCGAAATCCTAACACCAGACGCCACCAGATGCACGGAGAGGAGCGCCTCGGGCTAGGGGTGGGCGTTACCATCAGGGGCCTCCGTAACCTGCGGCATATCCGCGGCGCCCTCCGCTGCCGCCTCCTCATAGACTACCTTGATAACCGCCTGCCTGTTGTCGATGTTCACCGCCAGGCCAGGGCCATCGGGCTCCCGCTTATCGAGGCCCATCAGGGAGCGGATGTCCGCGATGCCCTCATAAACGAGCTTCGTTGCCTGGGCGTCCCCCTGGAGCATTTTGGGCCACCACACCTGAAGAATCCTCGTCAGCCGTGCATAGGTCAGGTCCCGCAGCTCCTCAGCTGGCTGAAGCAGTGCCTTCTCCATGCCAGCCTGTACCGCATTTATGGCGCCTGTATGCCCACTGTAGCCAAGCTGCTCGGCTATTGTTCTGAACGAATGGCCCGCGAGGCGCAATTCCAGGGCCTGAACGTGCTTCTCATTTGCCCTGAGCATTCTCTGCGAGTATCGGTTCCTCCGAGCGGGGCGGTACTCCCTGACGGGTTTATCCTCTATGGGGTCATCGGAGGTCATAGCAGGGCCGCTTTTTTCCCAGTGTAGTTTTCCCACCTGCGGATAGATACGTCGACATATCGTGGCTCAATCTCCATAGCATAGCAACGGCGGCCGAGCTTCTCAGCGGCGATGATGGTTGAGCCAGAGCCGACGAACCAATCGACAACGATGCCCCCCTCATCTGTAGACGCTTCGACATTATAGGATATTAATTCCACGGGCTTTTCTGCGTTATGCTCTTTATGGCCTATGTGGACACGCTTAACGCGAACCAGATTAGGCAAGCCAATTTGGCGAATTTGCCCTCGTCTGCTACTGGATAGCATATGGAGTTTTTGCTCCACCTTAGTCAAAAATACCACCATCTCAAAACAATTGCGGTAGTTGCGCCCTACCCCGCTTCCCGTGCCTCCGCCCGTTTTGTCCCAAATAATGCAATTCTTTACTTGCAGGCTTGTTCTTTTTGCCATCTCCCACCACGATGCCCATGACCGCCAATCAGAGCAGACGTAAACATGGCCCAGTATCTTTACCGTTTTAGCCGATATTCTTAAAACAGTTTCAAACATTGGGCGAACCATTTTGTCATCCGCTATGGAGCTTTCCAGGCCCGAGGCAGAGCCATAAATCGCATATGGTGGGTCAGTCCAAACCGCATCCGCCTTAGTCCCAGCCATGAGCTCATCGACATCGTTGGGCTCGGTACAATCCCCGCACATAAGCCGATGGTCTCCGAGGCTCCAGACCTGGCCCAGCTTAGTGAAGGGCTCGTAGTCCTCGTCTTCGGCCTTCTCTATCTCCGAGTCGGTGTCTGCGGCGTCTTCTTCGTCAGACTTCCTGGCGGCCAGGAGGGGATGATAGGAACCGTTGTTGAGGCCCTCCAGCATCCGCTGGACGCTTTCGTCAGCGAAGGCGATACCCTGGAGCAGGTCGCTCAGGACGTCGGTGTCAGGGGTCGCCATGGCGCCGAGCGGGTCGAATGTAACCAGGAGCTTATCAGCCTCCTCCTCGGTTACGTCTAACACCAGGACGGGAAGGTCTGCATCAGGCAGGGTTTCCAGTCGGAGGTGCCCGTCGAGGAGCATCAGGCCGTCAGGGGTCTCACGGGCCAGGAGTGCGTCGGCGAATCCTACCTCGGCCAGGACGCCTCCCAGGGCGTCTCTCTGGGCCTGGGGGTGGCGCCGCCAGTTCCTGGGGTTTGGGATAAGGTCCCTGCCGTTGACTCGGCGGAGCTCCTTGATTCGGTCTCTTATCTGGAGGGGCTCGGTCATGCTTCTTTCTCCAGGTGGACCGCTCGGAGCCGTAGCCGCTCACGGTTGGCCAGGTGGAGGGCCTCCAGCTGGGCCTTGTTTCCCCCCTGGTATGGCACCGCATGGGCGTCCTGACACAGATGGTCATTTATGGAGGTCTCGTCATCCTCCTCATACAGAATGCCCAGGATACGGCCGAACTTGCCCCGTTCCATGCTCTGGAGGCGGAGCTTTCCGCCAACAGGAGCGCGGGCCTGGAGGTATTGTTTGCTCAGGAGCCCGTATTTCTTCTCAACTAAATCACGGGTTCGGCTCTCAGGGGTGTCTATTCCGTAGAGCCTGATACGCTGGCCAGGGAGCACAACGTCGAAGCCCAGCCATATATCAACGTCTATAGTGTCGCCGTCAATAACACGGTCCACTATCACTCGGTATTCGTACACCAGGCCGCCCTCCTCGGGTAGTTCTGTAAATCAGGCCGAAGGCTGGAGGCGTTCCATCCACCAGCCAGAGGTCTTCCTGTAGTGCCCTGGCGGCTCCAGCCCCTCCAGCGTACTCAGGGCACGGCTCACGATGAACGGCATGGTGGGCTCGGTGCCCCTCCGCCAGGCCCTCAAGGTGTCCTTCGTAACACGGAGCTCCTCGGCCATCGCCAGCCATGACCACCCAATTTCGTGGAGGGCTTCCAGCTGCTCTGGTATGTCTATCTGTTCTTTAATAACCATGCTTTCTACTTTAAGCCATAGCATCGCCAAAAGTCAATTAAACAAAGTGTTGACAATGGGCGAGCGACTCGCTACTATTAACCATATCAGGTTTAAGGAGACTAAAAAATGAACTACATCGTATCAGACACCAGCATGGGCCCCACCGCAGCAGACGCAGTCATCGGGACCGTCGAGGCTAACAGCCCCAGCGCAGCCAAAATCGCAGCCATCAGGGCCATCTCGCCCGCAATGGACACCTTTGTCAGCGAGATGTTATTCAACGACGCCGTAGGATTCGCCACGCACGTTATGGCCGACCTGGAAGCGGTGCCCGCATAGCACAGGGGCTTCGGCCCCCTGGTCTGGGGATACCCCACTGATGAGTCGGTGAAACTCCGACGAAACCAGAAAAAAGATAGGAGAAAAGGAGAATTTATGAGCAGCCCACAGATTAACCCAGACCCAGTGAGCATCTCTGCGGAGTGCCCGAAATGCGGCCTTAACTGGCTCATCGCCGTGGATATGTTGAGCGACCCGCCAGGGAGCGACAATCACAGCCTGGCCATAGCGACGCTGGGCCGCTGCACTCGGGTCTGTAGGACCTACCCGCTCTATCTCGGCACCCCACCGCTGAAGACCATCCAGCTTAACTGATGGGACGAACCATATCGACTGGGCCTCGCAAGGGACGGTTCCTTTGCGGGCCCAGGGCAGGGTGCAGGGGAGTATTTTGGAACCCGTGGCTGACGTTTGCCATGGGGGATTTTGCGCTCCCTGCGTTGCTCCTTACGCTGCGACCTGGCGGCTTCAAGCGATTGGGCCACCTCCTCATAACCAGGTCGTATGCACCCTGCCCTGAGCCCTGTAGGCCAAACTATCAACGCGGTGAGCCTTCTGGGCGGGCTCAGAGCTAACCTAACCTCCGACGAGGATATATATATAGCGGAGGTTAGGTTGGAGCCCAAGGAAAACACAATGAAAGGAGGTAAATATGGTCGAACTTAAACCGCTGACGCTAACCGACATAACCGAGGCCCAGGCCCGTCTCCTGGACGCCGACATTCCAGAGGAAGACCTGGGGCCCATCCTGGAGGGGATAAAGACTACCGCCGAGAACAAGGTCAGCGCCATCGGCGCCGTCATCCGAGAGTACAAGGCCCAGTATGCAGCCATAGCCGCTGAGATGGAGCGTCTAAAGGAGCGCCATGACGTCAGGATGAGGCGGGCACGGTGGCTCCAGGACTACCTCAAAACCAACATGGAGGCGCTCGGCCTCGACAAGGTAGAAACGCCGACTTCCACTATCCGCCTCCAGCGTAACCCGCCCTCGGTGGAAGTGATAGACGAGGAGGCCGTTGACCCTGCCTGGTGGCGGGTCCAACTTCAGACCCTCCTGACCGAGGTGCCAGAGGAGCTTCTCCCAGCTATCACCAGCAAGACTATCGACGCCAGGGCCATCATGGACCGCTGGAGACGGGGTATAGGCCCGCCCCTCGGGACGAGGATAGTCGAAGATAAAAAGCATTTAAGGATGTCATGATAACTAAAACGAAATTTAGGAGGCTTAGGATGACAACAGCAATCACAAGGGCCGAGGTCCAGCGGCATATATCCGCCACATTCGGGAGCGACTTCGGGACGTCCGAACTGGACAAGGCCATGAAATTGGTGGAGCTAGGATTCGACCATACTCTCCACCTGGTGGTCTATCAGGGCCGTATTACTACCAACATAGACGGCCTGTACTTTTGGGCCCGCCAGCATATCCGCGAGCCCTGGGAAATGGTCAGCGAGCCGATAATGGGCTCGGAGCTAAGGGAAGCATACGGCGTCGGCAATGACGAGATTGGCGTCCTGGCCAAACTCTATAGAGTGGCCGCAGAACGCCCCGCCGCCGTGGGGTTTGGTCGGGCCAGCAAGAACAGTTATAAGCCCGTCATGAAGGGCTCCGCCGTCGAAGCTGGTCATCCGTACAGGATGGCGGAGAAACGGGCCGAGGCCCAGGCCATCCGTAAATTCGCCGCACTGGGAAAACAGATAATGCCCACCGAACTCCTGGACACCGAGAACGAATCCGCCAGCCCCAACGTAATCGAAGGCTCCGCCGCACCTGTAAAGACCGCGGAGCCAGAGGTTCCCGCGGCGGACGGGTGGGAGACCACCTGCCAGGAGCACGAGATAAACTGGGAGGAGGGCCAGTGGGGACGGTGGCACAAGAGCCCCAAGGGCCAGCCCATTTGCAGCCTAAAAAAGATTCTGAAGCCCATCGTCGAGGAATTTATGATAGCGGCTGGAGAGGCGGATTATCCCGAAGACCTCAATTCCTACATGAAAGTCCGCTATGAATCCACCTGGTCAGGCGCCTCGGATGCCGACCGTCTCGGAGCCATGCTGGAGCTCAAGGCATCATTGGAGGCCCAGGCCGTCCCAGAGCCACCCGTGGAAGTCGAGACGGGTGAATCTACCACTTCGCCCCTTTAGATGGCTCTATGGCCATCTGGCAGCGTTTGAAAAGAAACTATGGGAGGTCAATATGCGGAAATGTGGTGGGGAGGATTTGGTCTACTGTCAGGACGGCCACCCCCACCACTGGATACTGGGACGGGCCCATAAGCCGAAGTCCCTCGGCGTCTGTAGGCTCTGCGGCGCCGTGGCATTATTTGCTAACAGGTATGAAACGGATAAATACACTTTCACGATGGACTCCGAGCGAGTCAGATTATTATGACGGGGAGGGCGGATGAGTAACCGAGCGCAGGCGTGGGCCTGGGAGCAACAGGGATTGAGTACGTCGGAGAAATACGTCCTGGTGGCCATGGGAGACAACGCCAGCGAGGACGGCGAGTGCTGGCCAGGACATAGATTCATCGCCAGGAAGACTGGCCTGAGCAGGACTACTATTAGAAAAGCCATTAACAGCCTTGAGGAAAAAGGCAGGGTCACGGTTACCCAGAGGCAGAGGGCGAAAAACGGGTCCCAGACCAGCAACCTCTATACTCTCCGCATAGGTGGGACAGATTTGGCCCAGGGTGGTACACATCTGTCCCAGGGTGGGCCAGTGGGCGACCCCCCAGAACCGTCATTTAACCAGTCATCTAATATGCCCTTATCCCGTAGAACGGTAACAGCGGTAACAACGGTAACATCCGCCACGGAAGAAGCCGCAGGACCCCACTGGTATTCTATCCTCTCGGACATTCCAGGATTTCAAAAACCCCTTGCGGAGATTAACGGCTGGATGGAGGAGCGAGGAATCACCGAGGAGATAGCGGAGGTCGTAGCCTACGGCCTCGCCGACTGGTGGGAGCAGAAGCAACCGAAGCGGCGTAACCCGTGGCTGACGTTTGCCAATTGGTGCATAAGAGACAAAGGAGGAGGAAAACAAAATGGCCGAAAGCCTAGCCAGCATATATGGAAGAATAATGAGACCCCGCAACACTCAGGCGGATTTATCCGACCTCGTTGAGTGCGCCACCTGCGGCGGCAGAAGCTGGGTTATCCTGCGCCAGGATAAGCACCCGCTGGACGGTCAATGGATACGGTGCCCTGGCTGCACAACTACAGAGGAGATTAGTGAGCGTTTGCACGTGCCTATGGAGCGTATGAGCTCGACCTTTAAGAACTTCGACACCGCCACCACGGCGCCTGTAGTGACCGCAGCGGCGTCCATAATGCGCCAGTGGTCTGACACTCTCAGCCCGCCCTGGGTAGTCCTCTGCGGGCCCGTGGGCAGCGGTAAAAGCTACCTTATGTATGCCGCCGCCCTCAAATTACTTCAGCGGGGATATAGCGCCCCAGTCCATACGAGCGCCAGAATCATCGGCCACATTCAGCGAGCCATCAACTCCGACACCTGGCCAAATATGGATGAGGTCATCGTCAGTTATGCCCAGCAAACATGGCCCCTGATTATTGACGAATGGGGACTCAAGGAATCCTCCGCCGCCATGGCCTGGTGGGAGCGTATCCTGGGCCACCGCTACGAGGCAGCGCTGCCGACGGCGATTTGTACCAATGCACTCCCAGAGGATATAGAGCGCCTCTCCCTGCGGATGCGTTCTCGCATGGAGGACAAGCATATCTCTCGGCTCCTGGTTATGCACGGGGCCGAAGACTATCGAAAGAGGAAATAAATGGATTATCAATTTAGCGTCCCCGCCCTGCCGAGGGAGGAACTGAGCCCGAATTCCAGGTTTCACCGCTACGCTAAATGGACCGCTACGGCCGCAGACATCAGTGACGTTATAGGTGCATTCCTCCAGACATATCCTCGGCCTGAAAGGTTGCTGGAACGGGCCACCCTGGACATCCACGTTATTCAGCGATTCAAGCGGAAGGCCGACCTGGACAATATGACGGCCCGCTGCAAGGGGTTTATAGATGGCCTCAAAGGGCTCGTCCTGTTGGATGACTCCGCGGCCGTAGTCGGTAGCCTGACGGTCAGAATCAGCGCCGACAAGGCACTCGGCCCAGCAACAATTATCACAATAAGCGAGGTTGGAGGTTGATTGATGCCATACTGGAACAGTAACGGCAAGGTAATCGGTCATCTGGTGACAGAACGGGGCGGCCTCTGGCTGGAGAAGCGGGTTAGCCGCCAGAAGCACCAGCTGAAAGTCCCGCCCGCCTGGTGTACAGACTCCGCCCATCTGGTGCGACTCCACGAAGACGGAGCCCTCGGGATTAAGCTGGTGGATTATGACGGGAGAATCTGGTGGGGCCTCCTGACGGATTTTGACGAGCACGGGTTCAAGGTCTGGAGGAGCCACGGGAACCAGGTCGGCCTCGTATTAAAGCACTGGACGATAGACGATGGCAGCATCCAATTCCCGCTCTTCTCGAGGGAGGCCCACGCGGGCCCTCAGATGGCTGGAGGGGGCAACCTGGCCTCCCACTGAGGGGAAATACCTGTATTCAATTTGCAGTTTTACTGCATTGCTGCAATTTCAGCCACATGATAACGTGCCATGGCACGACTAGGAATGGAGCTGGATAGTTGTAGCCTGAAAATAAAGGATATTTAGGACATGAATACTACTGAACGGGCGGAAAAGGCGGCGTTCTCTATTGATGAAACCGTCATTTATATCGGAATTTGCAGGGCGAATATTTACAGACTCCTGCGGTCAAATGCTATTAGCTCATTTCGCATCGGAAAGCGCAGGCTTATATTACGGTCAGAATTAGATAGATTCATTGCCGAACACGCCGCTGGTATCTCTGAGGAGGAGACTCTTTCGCGGAGTCGGGTCGGGTAGGTATTCGCTCTTTTGCCTGAGCTCGATATGGCCGCAGTCAAACCTCAGGACCCTGGCCCCGCTCCGTAGGCTTCGGCTGACTATATAGGGATAGTCGGAGCAGGAATGGCCCGCAAACGGCTGAAGGTTCCAGTTATAGTCCATGATTGATGCCTCCCTTTACTGTACCTTTGCTCTCCTATGTTCCTGGCCACCACGGGTTCTCTGCCAGCCATTCCTTCCAATTGTCTGTGAGGCCCTCATAATATTTTTCGAACCGTGGATTATACACCTCGACCCCATCTATTCGGATTAGGGCTCTTGGGTCTAGTACCATTGCCGTTCCGTTTAACCCAGCAGCTAACTCCTTATGGGTACGCTTGCCGAACAAAGCAAATGCTACCTCGCTATGAGGGTATATAACAACCATATTTATTCCCTCTACCGTTACAAAAACGGGCCCGTCGCCGTTGCAAGATATGCTTTGCCCAGACGGATAACTGACCTCAACAAAGTGGGACAAGGGCTACTGAACCTTTATCGGCGTCTCAACCATCGAGTCCGTTGACACCCTGGTCTTGACCGTGGAATTTATCACCAAATCCGCCGTGTCTATACCATCGCCCGAACCTACCCTGGAGGTAGCGTCGAGGGTGAGGCTGCCTGCCTTGATGTGGTCAAGGTCAATATTCCCGACCGAACATTTAACATTCTGAATGGTTAGGATACCTATGCTGGCGTCGGCTGCCATCTCTATAACTACACGGTCAACCACCGACCCCTCGGAGACGAATGCACCGCTGCCCCGTGTCGAGACGATTATCTGCTCGGCGATGGTAGAGTCCAGGGTGGCGCTGTTGGTTCTACCATCAACGACGGCAGCGAGGGTCAGGGTAGCAATCTCTGCATTGGCCAAATCCATGGCGGGCGTACTAACTCCCGTCATCAACATCTCGTCAACGTAGAGCCACCCAGTGGCCCCAGTAGCCCGCCCGATGCTGAGGCAGGTCGTTAATCCTGACCGCCCTAAATCCATGTCCTTCAGCGTCAACTCGCTCAATCTTACTCCTGACGCGAGGTTAATCTGGAGGGTCTGGCTGGCCCGCTGGGTTGCCATCCCTATATCCTCATCAGGGAGGTCAGCGCCTATTTCGCCGCCAGGGGTGCCCAACGAATAGGCCGCTCCAGCGGCGGGCCACTCCTTGGCCTGGGTAACGCCCGCAATGCTGAAATACATAGCGCCGCCCATCAGTAAACCGCTCACAACAAACACCCCAAGAACCACCCTGGCGAGGCTCCCTGGGACTCGGAATCCCTGTAGGGTTGGCAATTTCACCTTGACGCCAGGGGACTTAAATCTGACGCCTGGAGGAGTGGGCATTCTGAATTCCCGCTCACGGACTACTACTTTGATGTTACGAAAACGACCCAGAATTCTCTTAATCATTCTTTCTTCCCGTCACCTTCAAATATCTTGCCTAAACCAGCACTAACAGGGATTGTCAGGACTGCCAGGGCTGTCAGCAACCCCTCTATATTGTCCAGGGTATTTGCGTTGCTACTGGCAGACCAGATTATCCTCGCAGCCAGAGCCAACCAGACCATCACAACAGGGGTGAAAATTACTAATTGTATTAACTCCTTGCCTGAGAGGGTGGTCGAGTCCCTCCTCCTGGGCTTCTTGTCTTCAGGTTCATCAGGCATTATTCGGGTTCCACTATCCCCAACAAGTGCCCCAGGTTGACCCACTCGGCCTTGGAGCAACCGCTGCGGAATGCCCCTGCAACGGTATGATATGTTGACGTACTGATTTTCTGTTTACCGAACCGCCGATAGACGTCCAGCCCAAAGGAGATTATCTGCCATATTTTCATCGTTTTACTCCCGCTCTAAAACCTTAAGCCCTAATGCCAAAATGCCCGCAGCCCCACTCGTCACGACCTCTATATGGCCCATCTTGAGGCCATAAATGGATATAGCCCCCAGGGCGATAATGGCGAGGAATATCTGCGGCCGAAGTGTGGAAACCATTATAA